ATGATTTTGATAGCGTAATTGACAACCTTAAAGCAAAGTTGCGTTCAGATCACCAATTTGATGACCCATCTAGCAATCTTGTATGGCAAGGCGCAGAACCCGTTATCTCGGTTTCTTACGGCGAGCCTGTATCTAACGATGGCACTTCCACCGAAACTTGGGCATCTGTTCGATTTGATGTTACCCAAATGATTCAAGCATAGGAGCAAGAATGGCTAAATACACTTACGAAGGTCACGATGAGCGAACTTTTCCAAGCATAGGTATCACAGTAAAACCTGGCGATACATTTGAAGCCTCAGATGATTTTGTGGCACACAATGTAAAGCCAAGCAAATCAACCAAGCCAGCCCCAAAAGTAGGAGATGAAGAATGACACTAGCCCAAAATTCCGTAAAGTCGTACCTTGGGGTTGCCTTAGAAACAACCAAGGGTACTCCTGTCGCAGCAACAAACTTTGTACCAATAATGCTTAACACATTTAAGCCTGTTGATGTTATTGCGCCACTATATGACACAGGTATTCGTGGCTCATTAGTTGAAAATTACAACTATGTTCAAGGCCGCCGTAACACAACTATTGATTTTGGTGGGCCTGTATTTGCCGACACAATCGGTTACTGGATTGCCGGCGTATTAGGAGATGTCACCACAACAGGTTCATCTGCTCCATACACTCACGCAATTTCTCTCAAGAACACCGTAGGCTCAACAAGCGATGCTCAACCTAAAGCATTGACCATTACAGATTTCTACGGAGCTAACACTCGCTACTACCCTGGTTGCCAAATCACAAACTTTGGTTTGACATTTAGTGCTGACGGAATGTTGGAATATGCAGTTAAGGCTATGGGCTTCCCATCAAGCACAACAACTGCCCCTGCTCCATCTTTCTCAAGCGTTCTACCTACCCAAGTATGGACAGGTACAGTAAGCGTTGGCGGTTCAACAATCGCCTATGTTCGCACCGGTACTCTTGACCTTGCTCGCACATCAGAAGCAATCTTTGGTGTTGGCAATACTCAAGCTCCATATCAAGTATTTCTTGGCGCGCTAACTGCTAAAGGTAAAATCACATTCGTCATGCAAGATGATACAGAATTGACCCGTTACCTTACAAATACACAGCCAGCAATCACATTTAACTTCTCAACAGGAACGGGCGCTACTGCTACCCAAGTTGCCTTCACTCTTACAAAGGGTGCTTATGTAACTGGCGCAATCGAGCGCAACACCGATTATGTAGAAGTAACTGTTGATATTGAAGGTCTTGGAAACACCACAGATGCAGGTGCAACTTCAGGATACTCACCTGTCAAGTTCACACTACAGAACGCACTTCCTTCTGGCACATTCCAGTAAAGGATAAGATGTCTGACTGGTGGCCGCCTTCCCCGCCAGTCAGACCCTATTAGGAAGGCGAGTTGGAAGGAAACCCATGTCTAAAGTAATTACATTGCCTAGTGGCAATACAGTAACCCTGCGCGACCCAAGCACACTTCGCGTAAAAGATCGCAAGAAAGTTATTGCGGCAGCAGCAAATCAAGAAGGCTTGCTTCAAGCCCTATCTATGGTTGATGGTCTAATTGCGGTTCTTGTTGAATCGTGGAGTTTTGACCTCATCATTCCATCAGTTCATATCGCATCATTAGACGAGCTAGAAATGCCTGACTACGATGCTATCGCCGCAGAAGTTAATGCGGTTCAATCTGCAATCTTTCCTGACTTTACAAAGTCCGAAGCCAATGAAAAGAACCCTGATAGCCCTTTAGACGGCTCGAACGGTTAAAGGGGGCGCTACGGGGAGAGCAACGCAATAACCTATATAAATACCCTGATGATGAGTATTTTTATTATTTCTGCGCCAAAGAGTTTGGTTGGACAATAACCGAAACAGATGAGCAACCTGCTTATGTTGTTGATTGGGTTATTTCAATCGCTAATATAGTTAAAGAGGTTGAGAGTGATAACGAGCAACATCAATGAGGTTATGCGCGCCGTCAATAAAGCAACTTCAAAACTAGATACAGGCGCTCGTGAAGCTCGTGATGAAATGATGACCACTCTTATCCAACTTGCCAAGGAAGAGATTAAGGGCGAAAGACCTAAAGGTCAGCGCGCCACCCCTGGGCAACCTCCTATGAACCGTACAGGCAACTTGCGCCGTTCTATTCGTGGCGAAAAATATCGTCAAGGTTTTGCTACCTATTCAGCCGTAGTCGGCCCAACTATTGTCTATGGTCGTTCAGTTGAAATGGGTGGCAAGTATGCTCCTCCTACTTGGTCAGGCGATACAAAGAGTAAAGCGTTTCCTTATATGCAACCAGCATTTAAGAAGTTCCAAGCAGTTGCTTATGCAATTATGCGTAAGCACCTAAGTCTGAGAGGGTAAGTAATGGCTGAGTTCTTTCCACCAGTTATCTTTGAAATTCAGGCTAAAGCCACAGAAGCACTTGCTACATTTGGCAAGGTCAATGCTGAATTAGCAAAGATGGAAAAGAATGGCTTAGTTGCTGGCGGAGCATTAGGTAAGCTTGAAAAAGCATCTAAATTAGCTGGTACTGCTATTTTGGGTCTTGGTGGAGCATTTGCCGCTTTTGGTATTGCTAGTGTTAGAACTCTTGACACGGTAGAAAAATCTCAAGCAAATTTGGAAACTGCTGTTAAAAATACAGGCGTAAGTTTTGATGCAGCCAAGCCTGCTATTGATGCTCACGCTAAATCTATGATGGCTCTTGGTTTTACATACAACGATACCTATGATGCTTTGGCTAAAATGACAGCAGCATCGGGTAGCCCACAACTTGCTCTTGACAGCCTTGGGGTTGCTGCCGACCTTGCTCGCGCTAAAACAATTTCACTTGCCGAAGCAGGAACACTTCTTGCTCGCGCATCTGTTGGTCAGGCAAAAGGTTTGGGTGATTTGGGTATTGCTATCGGTAAGACAATTCCTAAAGGCGCAACTTTTGCTCAAATTCTTAAAGCTATTGAAGATAGGGCTGGCGGAGCTGCTAACGCTTTTAAGAACACCCTAAGTGGAAGTATTGCAGTTGCTCAAGCTAATTTTCAAGCATTAGAGGTTCAGGTTGGCACAGACCTTGTTCCTACTCTTATTAAAGTTACTGATTGGATTACCAATAAAGGCCTTCCAAAACTTAAAGATTTATTTGATATTATTAAAAATAATATAGGTTGGGTTAAATTATTTGCTGGCGCTTTAACGGCTATTTGGGCTACATCAAAAGTTATTGCTTTTATTGGCGTAATTAAAGATTTAATTGGTGTCTATCGTACATTGGCAGCATCAGCCGCAGTTGCCGCCGCCGCAGAAGCATTTGCAACAGGTGGAGCAAACCTAGGATTAGGTGCTGCTGCTATTGCCGCTACTACCGCAGTTGCAGCCGCCGCAGGTGTCAGTTTCTTGGCATATAAAGCAGGACAACAACCAGCCGTACACGGAACAGGTTTTGGAATTCCTGAATCTATTATGCAACAACAATTACCTGCTCCTAAACTTGGTGGAAAAGGCGTTGCTCATGTTCCCGCAAAAGCATCTACTAAAAAAATATCGGTTGTTCAAAACAACACCTTTTATGCTAGTAACACAAATGATATTGCTAACAAAATGGGAAAAGCTATAAACAATGGAATACCGATAGGGGCTAAATAATGACAGTTTCAACCTATCAATTTGCATTTAACGGTCTTACTATTGGCGCAGGAACTAACTATGTTGTTGAAAACATTGACGGTTTGGGTGGCACATCTCCGCTAAGAATTCAAGACGATAATCGCGGTTACATTGACGGCTCATATTCAGGGCGCGATTTCTATGATGGCAGAACCGTTACTTTTGACATTTTGGTTCTTGGTGACTCTAGCCATAGCGCCCAGTATTACTACAAGCAATTACAATCAGCTTTTGCTCCACAGGCTATTGGCTACTATGTTGACCCAACAGGCACAACACCTGCATCTAGCCAACTACAACTATTTCAATTTCAACTAACAAGCGATACAGGCCCAAAGCGTATGTATGGTCGCGCTCGCGGTGTTACAACTCCTGTCAATCCTGAATTTAGCTTTGGCTATATTATGTGTCGCGCTGAGTTTTTCTTTCCTGACCCACGCTATTACGATGAAACAGCAACATCGGTTTCAGGTTCAGTTGTTGGCGTAAGTAATAGCGGTTGGGCAACATCTTGCCCTGTTATTACTATTGCCTCACCTAGCTCTAGTGGCTATATCGGAGATGGCACAACGACCATGTATTTTGCTAATGTGGTTTCAAGCCCATTGGTTATTGACCTACTTCAACGGGTTATCTACATGAATGGTGTTCCTTACAGAAACCTTATGACGGTCACATCAACAGGATGGCTTGCAATCGCTCCAAGCAGTTCAGGTACTTGGACTAGTAGCATAGGCTCCATGTCTATTTCCTACAGAAACGCTTATGTATAATGGCTTATACATTTCGATATGTAACAACTAATCTTTACCAATCAGGTTCATCGGCTAACCCGATTATTGCTGAACTTCCATTTACCAATGTGAACTTTACTCAGCAACTTAATTCTATTGGTACATTTCAAGGCGAAGTTTTGCTATCAGGCATTAACTCAGCCAATCTTAATGTCTATAATGGAACTATTCCTGGCAAAACAATTTTGTGGGTTATCTACAATGACACGCAAAGCTCTAATAGTTACCCTGTTTGGTCAGGGGTTATTTGGAACCGCGAATACGATTCAGAAAACCAAATTCTTCATATTACGGCTCAAGAAATGCTTAGCCTTTATCAACGCCGCCGTATTTCCGATAACAAGAATTACACAACTAATACCGCAACGATTACAGGCGCAAATGGCGCAGGTTCAACTGTTATTTATTATGCCAATAACAAATTTGTGGCTGGTCAAACAATTAGCGTATCGGGTGTAACTCCTAGCGGATTTAACTTTAGCAGCAAAGCCATCGTTTCTTGTACCCCTACAACTTTTATTGTTAATAGCACCTATGGCGGGGTTTATTCATCAGGTGGAACGGCAACGGGTACTGGATTTGACCCTACCTATATTGCTCAAGACTTAATGCAATATACAGAAGGCAAAACTCATGGCAAAACAGGATTGGCGTATTCTGTGCCAAGTTCTATTTATGCTGCTGCTCGCACTTATCATAACTACGAATTTAAGTCTGTATATCAAGCAGTAAAAGATTTAGCTCAGAACTTTTTTGATTTTGCCATTATCCCTGATTCAACTACAGGTAACTTAAGAAATACATTTACTATTGGAATTCCTTTGGGTGCTACATATAGCGCAAGCGACCCTACCTCAGCCGTGTTTCAATTTCCCGGTAACATCATCTCTTACAAGTTTCCTGAAGATGGGCAAACTGCCGCTAACACCCTTTATGGACTTGGTTACGGAGCTAATAACAGCAAACTTACCGCAACCGCTATTGACGGAGACAAAATAACAACAGGCGATTGGCCGTTATTGGAGGATGCCGTCAACTACATAGATGTCAGCGATACGACCTTGCTTAAAAACCTTACGCTAGGTCGCTTAAATGCTGTTTCTTATCCGCCAACTACAGTTGAAATTGTTATCCCAACCTATGTTGACCCTTATTATTACAAGGATTACAGCATTGGCGATACGGTTCAAGTTCGTATTACCGATGACTATTTTCCAACAGGATTAAACCTTGTTATGCGTATTGTAGCTTTAAGTGTGAACCCAGGGGAAAACGGCCCTGATCGCGTTACCGTTACTCTTACCCGTGAACTTGCTTCAGGAACAGTTAGTTAGGAGAGCAAATGTCGTATGTAAACTTACCCCCTAATTTACAAGATATGTTTTACTCTCTTTCTGATCGTATTACTAAATTGGAAACAGGCCCTAGTGGGCCACAAGATACTGCCGATTATGCAAGCACAACAGCGCAAGCCGCTTATGTTCAAGCAATCAACGCGGGTGTTCAAGCTACTGCCGCATCTCTTCAAGCGGGCGTAGCACTTCAATCTGCTGATGGAAAAAATACAGTTCATTATCAAACATCAGGCCCTACAGGTGGCGGAATAACCGGCGATGTATGGTTTCAAGTTAATGGCTCAGGTGTAGTTCAGTACCAATACATTTACAATGGTAGTTCTTGGGTAAATTCACCAATCACCGACACGGTTATTGCTTCCTTGGATGCAGGCAAGATTACAACAGGAACTCTCACCTCTATTGCTATTTATGCAGGTTCATCAGGGCAATTTCAAGTTTCATCTGCTGGCGCGTTAGTAGCAACTGCCGCAACAATTCAAGGAACAATTACTTCTTCAAGCGGAACTATTGCTGGTTTTACTATTTCGGGTGGTGCATTAAATGCCACATCTGGAAATATCTACATTAGGTCTGATAATGGCAACATCAACACCCTTGGTAGCATTATTACTGGAATAGGTACACAAATCACAAGTGGTGGAACGGTACAGTCAACGGGAAATATGACCGCTAGTGGTTATTTTTATAATCCTGGATATGCTACTACTACTAGCGCGGCTAACGCTTATATCAATTCATCAACTGGGCTTTTGGCTCGTTCTTCATCTTCTTTGCGTTACAAACTTGATGTTAAGCCACAAGAAATTCCTCTTAATTCAATTCTTGAATTAAGCCCTAAATCATTTTTTGACAAAGCCTCTGCCGATGCTCAAGATGGTTCAACCAATAATTTGCCTCGCATCCTTGGTTTAATTGCAGAAGAAGTTGCTCAAATTCCTGTTCTTGCTGACCTGCTTATGAATAAAAACGAGCAAGGCGAACCCGATTCTGTCAACTATGATCGCATTGCGGTAGCATTGATTCCGCTTTTACAAGACCATGAAGCACGATTAGAAAAGTTAGAGGGCAATAATGGAAATAGAGCGACAACTTCAAGTTGATGACATTCTTAAATCTTTGCGTGAGCAAATTGGCGAAAAGGCACAAGAAGTAGCTGTTCTCAAAGCAACAATTGAAGCTATTATGAAAATCAAAGAAACACCCGCAACAACTACCGCAACACCCTTTATCCCAAATGTTGAGGGAACTAAGGGAATATAACTCCTACAACTCGAAAGAGCGCAAATGAACTCAGATACAGCAACCATTGTATATTCCTACTTCTTCGTAGCCGCCGCACTATTAGCGGGCATGGGTATGATTGCCAAGCACACTATTGGCAAGCACACAGAGGAACTTAAAGATAAGTTGAACCGCATTGAATATGCGCTATACAACGATGGGCAAACTGGTCTTATCAACAAGGTAGATGCGCTTATTGAGAATCAACAGATCATTAAAATTGATGTTGAGGTTATGAAGGCAAAATATGACGGGTAAAGCCCTATTTTGGAAATGTGTATCTATTTTCAGGGTATGGTTTCAAACTTTTCTTACTATTGAAATTGCTTTACACATTAAAGATGTTGTAAATGGTCATTTTTTTTGGCAGGTTTGCGTAGGGGCTTTTGTCCCTGTCATTATTCGATGGGCTACCCCTCAAGATGAGTTTCCTGACGAAAAAGTTAGATAATGGATGCGCACGACCAAGCTATCACCAATGCATATATTGTCCATTATCCTTCGCACGAACCACGCGAGGATGACCCGCACTACAAAGACTTTAACGCCTACCGCGAAGCCACTAAAGCCACAGCCGTCTGTGCTATCGGAGGACATCGTCAAGATTTCTCTGAGTGCGATGGAGGACTAGAGCTACACCATTCCCACATTGAATTTGCCCTAAGCAATCATGTGGATTTGAAATGGCTAGAGGTTGATTACCCTGGCGTATCTGACCCCAATTCAGTTGGCGCGTGGGTTGAATCAGGTGCTAATCTTATGTGGCTATGTATGAAGCATCACAGAGCTGCGGGGGCGGGTATCCACCACGCTGCTTATGCCGATTACGAAGCATCCAAGTATGTTCGAACATTACTTTCAGGAAGGAAAGATAGTGGCAACTAAATTCAGTTATCATGTTACGGCTAAGGAGAAAGCCCTTGCCGAGCATTACATTTATGGAATTCTTGCGGCTGGATTAGCAGCGCATGAAATCGCTCCACATGACGGAATCAAAGTGGTAGCACTCAAGGCAGTAGTTGGTGGCTTACTTGCACCGGTTCTTGCTCGTATCAACCCTAAGAGTCTTGTCAATCAAATTGACACCGCAACAGGCGCACCTTCAACACTTACAGCACCAATCGTAGATGCTGTTCTTGCTGATGCAAACAAGTTGGTACAAGCCAACAAGTAATAAAACTTAAATGACCCGTCAGCCTTGGAGAAGGGGTTGGCGGGTCTTTTTTTATTGGAGGATAAATGGCAACAGCACTTGACATCGTTAATACCGCTCAACA